CTTAAGAGGTAAATGTACTCTATCTATCAAATGAGCATTCTTATAATCAACAACGTGTTCACCATTAAGATCTTTGTGATGAAATGTACCACGTTCTGTATCAGTGCATACGATTTGAGATTTACCGTTTGAGTCTGTGAGGATATGTTTATGAATTATTTGTGCTGCTCCTTTTTGACCTTCATAGAAATCGTTCTTTGTATATTTTTCATCTATTATACTGTCAACACGAGCTTGAGTTAAATCAAGAGGAGTAAGACTTGAGATCATCAAATTGTTTTGAATATTTCTTGTACTGTTTTTCTGATAAGTTGGTTGTTTAGCTATCTCGTTGATAGTAGCTTGGGCTAGTTCAGCAGATGCTTTATATATCAAACTAATCGATTCGGCTTTTTCTGCCTTTAACTTAGCAATTTCTTCTGCCTTTTCTGCCTTTAACTTAGCGATTTCTTCTGCCTTTTCTGCCTTTAACTTAGCGATTTCTTCAGCCTTCTCTACTTTCTCATGCTTTAACTTAGAAATTTCGTCATCTTTATCAGCTTTTATTTTTGCATTTTTTTTCTTACATATTAAATCATGTCTGTTAAAACTTCCAGATGAAAAGTTTTTAGAACAATATATACATACAATCAAAGATGGTATAATCTCTTCTGAATTTTGAGATTCTTGTATCTTAAGACAATATTTTGTTTGTGTCTGATGAATACGCAATAAGTATTTTGTTTTGAATTGCTTATTGCAAAACTGACAAGTTAATTCGGTAGTTATCTGTTGAAGCTTTGCTGTTTCAACTTTTTTAGCTTGATCTTCTTGGATTTTTAAACAATACTTTGTTTTTTTCTGGTGTTGTTTTAGCATCTTAGTATCTCCAAACATATTATTACAAAATTGACATTGTTCCATCTTTATTCTTTTCATTCTTTTTGTTTAAACCGAGAATGAAAATGTTATTCTTTTTTAACATAAAATATCACTTTTTTCTGATAAAATAAAAAACGTTTAAAAAAGTTTAAAAATCGTTTAAAAATCGTTTAAAAATCAAAAATTAGTCACTATTCTCTGATTAAATTTATTTTTTTACAAAATTTGAAATGTGTGTGTGTAAGACTCTTTTTAAAAAGCCATCTCCACGAAAAAAATCTTTTTTCGTCCTCCTCCGAACTTTTTGAAAATCCGGATGAGGAGGAGGAAAAAAGATTTTGCTTTTTGTTTTTTAAATAATTTCAAAAAATCGTAAAAAAATTCCTTTGGATTATCTTTTTCTTCTCCTCCTCCTCCTTCCTCCTCCGCCTTTTTTAAATTCTAGTTCTAAAGAAAGTTTTTGGTTATAATTTATTATTGATGAATGGTGTATCATTATTTTACTCTTTTTATTCTGGCATAATATAAATAATGAAGTTTCTATCTCAACAAGAAAAGCAAGCTCTTGTTTTTCTTACCACTGCAGCGTTAGCTTCTATTGTAGTGACAATATATCTTGGTTTAAACAGTTATCAAAAGAACGAAAACCGTGTTTCTAAGAAAATCTATATTATTCATACATCTGGCAATATCGATAAGAATTTTAAAGAAAACTCTAAAAGTGCAAAATATGATATTCACTCGTATCAACCTCAAATGAATTCATCTGATATATCTCCAAATGACTGGAATGTAATAACAAAAGATGTATTTCAAAAATACGATAAATATTGTGCTTTTGTAATAGTATGTGGTTCGGATACTATGGCGTACACAGCTTCAGCTCTGTCATTTATGTTAGAAAATTTATCAAAACCAGTCATAATAACAGATCGGAATGTAAAATCGGCTGTCAAATTGGCTTTAAAAACTAAAATACCAGAAGTAATGATCGAAAATGAAGGAAAATTATTACGTGGTTGCCGTACAATACACAAATCACTAGAATATTTTACTTCTCCCAACTACCCATACCTTGAAACATATAATTGCTTGGAACATCCTCGTGAAAACTTTCAAATAAAATTTGTAGATCCAAATATCAATATATTGATTGTAAAAGTTTTTCCAGGAATAAGCGATATATCTCTTAATTTTTCAGATGATGATATAGTTTCCGGAATCGTGTTAGAAATTTATGAATCAGGAAATACACCTAACTCAAAAAATTTGGTAAATGCTATCAAGAAATTAATCAAAAAAGGCGTTATAATAGTAGCGGTGTCTCAATGCGAAGAAGTTTTAAAATTTGAACTCAGTAAGAATCTTTTAGCAGCAGGAGTTATATCAGGAAATGATATGACAACACCAGCTGCTTACGCAAAACTTTATTTTCTCTTAAGTAATGTGAAAAATACAAATCTAATATATCAGCTTATTGAAAAAACATTTAGAGGAGAAATGACAGTAAATTATCCTAGCATATAATAAAAATGGATTGCATCGTATATGAAATTAATGTTACAACTCGTCAAAGCAAGGCGGTTGTATTTTTGAAAAAACATACAGATATGAATTTATGGGTTAAGGAACATGCAAATAAAGAGCATGTATACGAAATCTGGAAAGATTTAAAAAGGCATTCAAGCTGGTGTTGGAAAGAAAAGAAGGGTCGTTGGGGCAAAATGGCAACTCCAATTAAGAAAAAACAAGTTATTGAAGAGGATTGGGGTGTCATGTTTCAGAAGTCATAATGACACATGGTTTAAATTCATATAAATCTAGTAGCGGCAAAGAAATTATACTAATAGTATAATTTCACTTTATTTGTTTACCAAATATTTTTAGATAGTAAAAATTAGCAAATTTCCACTCACTAGAATTATGGAGAAGTAAAAGCTTTGTTTTTATCATATTTTTAAAAGCTCTTCCATTTCTAAGTAAATTTTTATTTTGTGCAATGATTTCAAATATGTTTCTAAAAATAGCAAATCTAATCGATAGATTTTCAGGATTTTCAGCCTGTTCAAACATATGCTGACATCTTAGTCTCAAAATAATTCGCCGACCAAATCTGGTATCAGATCTAGTTATTGGCTTTAAGTTTGCTATATCACCACTGCATTGTGGGCATCTAGCATATAGAGGAACAGTAATTATTATTTCTTCTTCGTAAATATGGGTAATTACATTTGTATAATTGTCCAAGTATTTACCCCAACAACTATGGTGAGCATAACACTGGCAAGTAGTACATACCTTGTTCTTTGTAGTATCTAGACATAAAAAACAATCACGAGACATTAGGTCTGTTTATATTAATTCTTACTTTTATAAATAGAATAATTATTTTTGTATCAATGCAAAATGTAGGTTTTATTAATAAGATAAAAAAATTGTTATAGAACCAGCATGATCAGTCATCTTAGATAGATAATCAATATTGTATTTGATTTATCTCAATTTCAAAAATTATCGCTCATTTATACTAATTAAATGTGTAATTTAGAATGTTTTATATTATAAAATGAACACACATACTCTTGATTCTAATTTAGATTTAATGCTATTAAATTACAATACTTCAATACTTAATAATTTACCAGAAGATCTTCGAAATGCTTTATATAAAGAAGCCAATAAATGTTTAACAGATCCAGAAAGCCGGATCAATTCAGCGAGATGCACGAATAGGTCCACTTTAATGCATCTTATCAATAATCACCAACTAAATAATAAACCAGTCGCCGATCTTATTAAAGGTCCTTTAACTCTTACTTTTCATTGGCATTCTGAAATGAAAATGATGATATACATATTTGGAGAATTTCATGCATCAAACACAGACTGTATTCGTCTACATCGAAAAAAATACATAAATGGCAAAATTGTTCCTGTAAAATCAATGTTTATAGAAGATTATATGAAAGATTTAATACTTAATACAGATTCTTATATAGATTTTTATATTGAAGAAAAAGCACACTTTGGTTATGATCCAGATTTGTCAGATTATACTGATAATCAACGTATAACTATAATGATAAATCGTTTTAGAGAATGTATATCAAATGTAAGAATACGTAACACAAATCAGAACTGTCGACTTTCACGATCTCATTATTTTGATATTCGGCGAGGAGTTGTAAATGGTAATTTTGATATAGTGTCTCAGATTAATTCTGCATTATGTATGTTGTTTGATAAATATAAGTTTAATAGTAAAAACAATAATAATCCTAAAAGAAATTTTGTGACAGATTTTAGTGAAATATATGAGAATGAAATATTTAAAGTGTTTATAGATAAAATTAATTCTGAAGAGGAAGATAAAGAATTTGCTGCCTATTTGCAAGAAGAGTTGATAAATAAGTACATATTTCTTAATGACAAAATCGATAGATCAACAATGAAGGAATCTATTCGCACATTTATTCTAGATGAAATTAAAGTAACAGCGTTAACACTTAAAGAAAGAATTCAAACGAATCTCGAAAATCTTTTTGAACAGTTTGAACTGTTTACAATTAGAGATGGCAAACTTATGGTTAAAAAAAGCAGACCTAATTACACACGTAGTGGTAAGATGATCAAAGTCGATCATTTTGATAAGTTTGTAAAATGTGTATCAAGATTTCATCAAGCTTTAGTTAATCTAAATAGTATAATTGTAGATGCATATCTTCTCTCGCGTATATTTAAAAAATTTGACACTAAAACAGAACATCCTGTGAAAAAACGCAATTTTGATGAACCTGAAAAACCCCATAATATTATAATATACGCTGGAAATGCACATGCAGATAGATGCCGAAAATTTTTAGAAGATGTCGCATATTTCAAGAGATTAGAGCAAAATACAGTAGAAAACCCTATTCGTGCTCGAAATTGTCTAGATATGACTGGTATCACTCAACCATTATTTTCTTATACACCAAAAGATGACCATCTATATTATGACACGCCATATAAACCAATATTTACTGAAAGCAGCGAAATATTTTAAATTTTAGTGCAAACCAAAGTTAATTTGATAAGTAATTGTTTTTACTTATTGTGAACAAATGTCTAAACAATAAAAGAATATATCATATCACCGATATTTATCTGTTGACCTTTTTTAATCAGAATTTTTGATATGTCTCCCTCAAATTCCAAATCAACTCTAGAACCAAATTTTATGATTCCTAAATACTCACCGGCCATCACTTTTTCATTCACCTCTTTTCTTGAAACAATCCTTCTTGGAAAGAATCCAGCTATTTGAATTACTTCTACTTGACGACCATTTTTCATCTGAATAGTATGTATTTTCTTTTCATTAAAACGGCTTTTTCTTATGTTATTAGCCAGCTCAAATTTACCTGTTTTGTCATATATTGTTTTTAAAAGGACGCCGTTAACTGGGTATATCTGTGTATGATTATTTAGAATATTTAGATATATAGAGATATTGATTTTGTTATCTTTTTGCTCTAGGAACGACACCGTACCATTTGCTGGAGATATAATGAAGTTATCAGCATATCTTTTAGTGTGTGGTTTGTAACGATAAAAGATACATACAAAAATCAGTGTTACTAGAAGTAAAACAAAAATAATATATGACCCACGTATAAATGATGCAACCAAACATAGAACTAATATTGAAGATAGTAAAGGAGATTCATTGAACAATAAAGTTGTGTACATTTTATTACATATCTTTTTTTAATAATAAAACATGAGTTTATCTCTTTTCTAAAAATTTTACTTATAATATAAGTAAAATTTATCAATTTACCTGCTTATTCTACAAACTTGAGTTTAGGTGTAAACAACTCAGTCAGTTCATTCAACAAATTACGTCGAACCTTGTATCTGAATTTGTATTGATTCAACACAAAATCTACAACACCAGGATATGCAACAGATAATACCTGATCCAATGGATTAGCAAGAGCTTTCAAGTAATAAAAGTAATCAATTTTGATAGCATTTTTGTGTCTAGAATAATATTCAGCACATTCTACTTTTTCATATTGTTTTGCAGTATGTTTGTCAGGTCCAGTGATCAAATATTCCAGACGACTTCCAGCTTCTACTCTTTGTCCTCTTTGTTGCATTCTTTCTGCTAATTGAACTTGAGCTGGTAAACAAAGAAGATAGTATTCTTCTTGATTTTCAGCTCCTTTGTTTTTTAACTGTTCTTCTCGTTCAGAAAGAATTGAAGAGAGTATAGGAACAGTATAATCACCTACCTTGGCTTTTCTAACACCTTTTTCATTTGTAAATGCTTCAGCTTGAAGACCTCCCGAATTTCCTACAGCTTTGGTAACAACAAAATCTGTATAAGGATTACAACCAGAGAACATTTTATTAATGTGTTCTAGAACCCAATACAAAACATCATCTCTTGGTGTTTTATCTGCAATGTGATTGATAACTCCTTCATATATTACTCTGACAAAATTACTGTTGTCACGGCGGGCAAGTAATACTCCTTTTTTACCAATGCTATCACTATATATTAATTGACCTCGTTTTTTCTCAATCTTTCTGTGCATATAACGCTTTTTGGTCAAAATGAAGAAGAAATTATAGATACACCCTTCAAATTCTAGCTTGATAGGTGGCGGGAACAACTTTGTGAGCTCGTCGGCAACAAACTCGGAATAGTCCCATAATTCTTCGTCAGACTTTCCTTCCATTAGAGGAAAGTTGATATAATTTGAATCAGTATCTCCATATACCAATTGACCGTTAAATTTCTTTACTATAGTATCCGCTGTAATCTCAATATTTTTTCTACCCATATAAGTCGTACACATTGCACCCGGCATAAACGGTAAGTACCCACGCCTAACGCCCATAGCACCATACATGCTATTTGCAGAAACTTTATATGCTAGCTGGCGTTTGTCGAGAACTCCTAATAAACTATTCAGAGATTCAATTTCTTTAGTGTTATTTTCACCATTTGTTTCTAATTCATTTATCTTTTTCTTTGTCTTAACCATATCAACATTACGTGTGTGCGCGCGAGCGTCTAAAAGATTCTGAATAATAGTTGGTAACACTCCTCGTGGCTCCTTCAAAAACCGATAATAACGCTTCGCACACATAGGATTTTTTGGTTTGCTTTTGTTAAGATCAGAACGCTCTTTGACATAAGGTTTAAGATCATCTACAAGAGTTTGTATTTCATCACCTAATTCCTTCTTTCTAAATTTGTCAGTTGTTTTATTCTTTTTATCGCGAAGTTTCTTGATTTTTTCTTGCTCTACCTCAATCACTTTGTTTAATTGCATCTTTCTAATCACTTTCGGATCGTGTTCGCAACCGATATGATCTTCCCATTGCATCACGTGACATTTTTCATCCGGAATATCTGAATCGTCAGAAACCCAAGTGTGATAATCAATATTGTAAGCAATAATAGTTGTTGGATACAGAGAAGCAAAATCAAATGGAACTACTTGATTGTATTGCCCCGGAACAGGAGGAAATACGTGAGCACCAACATAACGCTCCGTTTCTGATACTTGATAAGCATCCTTCTCAACAACAATATTTTCATACATACAATACTTATACATTTGACTATACACCTTAATTTGTTGACCTTGTGTGTATAAAGTAAAAATAGGAACACAGCACGTTGCAGCCATCTCCGTAAGTCCTGTCCAAGTCTGTAGCTTGTCCATGAGCATCACAGTTAGAGCGCTATCTTGTACGCAATTATGTACTACTAAACCTTCAGCCATATATGAATGTGTATCCTTAACTTCTATATCATACACTTGTTTTTTACCGACTTGTTTTATTCCAATAACATTCAATGAAAATACAGGTAATGTTGTTTGTTCTTTACTCATTGAATATGTATGCATTTTATCTGTTTTTTCAAATATACATTTAGCACCAATTATATCTACAAATTTAGTAGCATTAGGAAATTGTCTACTGACTTGATCAGGTCTTCCATCTAAATACCCCTTTTTAACCCATTGTTTTATAGTTCCATATTTTGGCATATATTCTGGTGTTTTTATTGTTTCCATTGATTTATTATAAGCTTTTTGTACAGACATTCCTGTATTAACTAAAATCATAACAGACTCGTATAAATTTTTGCGAGTAACATATGCCTTATCTCTAATTCTATAATACATAACTGCAACCGATGCTCTTAACGTTTTGTGATAACAATATCTATAACCTATAGTAGTTACAAATGTTTCTAAACTACTTTGCGGTATGGTTAATTGCCCAATAAATAATGATTTAACTTCCGTAACTCTTTCACTGATTCTATAATGTGATGATATATTAAATTTAGACAAACAATCAACAATAATATTCATATAATTTACTATATTTTCTCGCAAATTTCGAGATTGTGTAAATCCTATTGTTGTAAATTTATTTTCTTTTCTTAAAGATGGACACCACCCATCTCCTCCAAATAAGCCTCCTAAAAATTCTTTGATAGAATTATCATCCCATAATGTCATATCAGGAAGACCGTGATTTCCATTTGTTCGATTACCACACTCTATTCCACTAATTTTTCTAATCTTATTAGCTAATGACGAAGGAATATTAATTGTATAACAATTTTTATCTTTTCTAATATTTGGTAATACTCCGCATAGTGTTTCTATATCTTTTGCTAAAATAGTAGCATCCATTAAATTTCCAATACATGCGACACATTGATCTTTTCCAATATGACCATCTGTAGACAAATATCCAAGTATTCTACTTAATATCATATCTTTAGTATCAATACCAATGCTAGGTAAAATAACTCCTACTTTAATTCTTATACCAAGAGAATCTTCCGATTTGATCCATTCTCCTTTTTCATTTGCTATCAAATGATCTGGTGTACATGTTATTTTTCTACCATCTTCAAGTTCTAATTCAATACATTCTTGAACACCGTTATTAAAAAATTTAAGTTGTTCTGAAATTCCAATAGTATCTGTTTTTTCATTCCAAGAAAGAAGTGTGTTATTTCCATTTACCATTTGTTCAATTGAAATAGTACCATGAACTAAACTGATTTGAGTTCCTTCGCCGTGACAGTAGCGGCCACAAATCCCCATTGCTTTTTGGGCCTTTTTACTATATTCACCATCCTTGTTCTTTGTAACGCCAATACGATAGCACTTGAATATACCCTTCACACTGAGAGGATCCTTTGTCTCACCAATAAAATGTTCAGCTATTGTTTTTAATTTGTAATTGCTAAATTTGAAATCACGCTTCACAAGAGGCAACAAATCTACATATACACGACCTTCGGCGTCTAGAAAAGAAAATTCTTGATTCTTGTATGCTGACGAAGACCATTTGATTGTTTTCTCTTTGGCATGCGCGTATTTATGAAAACCTTGTTGATCAAAATTAAAAATACACAAATTGAACTTGGCTCTGTCGATCATATATGGAATATCAAAACCAAGAATGTTATAACCAACAATTAAATTTGGATTCTCATCTCTAATAAACTGAGTAAATCCATTCAAAAGATCTGCTTCTGTATCGTACATATATATCAGCACATCTTCTCCCACAATTTGTTGATCTGGTTGTCCTAAAGTAAGCAAATACTTTTCATACTTATCTTGACTTTCTCCATATCTAGAAATCACACACGAGATCTGAAATACTTTATCACCCGGTTTGTGTGGATTTGGCATAGCAGATGGATTTGAAGAATTAACCTCAATATCAAAGCCCATTATCTTTGGTCGAGAGACTACATTGCTGTCGTAAGGAATCAAATTCTTCCATTTTACTTTAAATTCGTGATCGCAAAGAGTCAATTTTTGATCTTCTTCTTGACGCTTTCCAAGAAACTCAACCCAACCAGCTGTCGAAATTTGTCTGCAACAAGTAAGTTGTAGAATACAATCTGCGTCTGATTCGTGCATTTTCAATTTGAGAGCTCCAAGACCAACCACATTAATAGAGCTTCTAAGTTTGAAGCCAAGAGATTTGATATCTTTTCTAGCAGAAAAACAACAAAAAAGAAACGGAAAAAGTTTTTCATCGCCATTAGCTTCGATATGAGCACCGTAAAGACGTTTTTTCATCATCAAAACCTTCTTAAGAGGTTTTTGTTTTCCTAATAATTCATCAAGCTTGTTTCCAACAAGCTGTGCATTTCCAGCATTCCATCTTATTCTATCTGGAAGCTCTATATACACATAAGGAGTAAAATTTTCAACACGAACACAAACATTCAAATCATCTTCGTCAATTCCGTATATTCTTATAGAAGTAATTTCTTCTTCTTCGTCATCTACGTGCCAACTATATGGAAAAAATCTATGCTTCTCCATTGTCTAACTTATCTAAAAAACAATGCATCTTAAAACCAATTTTACTTTTTTGTTAATAAAAATTTATATTATAAAAACCAGACAATTTTTATAATAATATTTTTAGAATACAAATATGAAAACATTTTACTTCGATGATTTTGTGTGTAAACTTGGTGAGAGCGCAAAAGAAAATTGGTTTCTTTTAGATAATAGCAAAGCTCATCACCTTTTCTTTCATCTTTCATCGTTTCCATCTGGTTACGTAATTGTAGAGTATGAAAAGATTGAACCAACTCATTTTATCTTACATACAGCAGCTCAAATATGCAAGAATGGTACAAAGTTCAAATCTCTTAATAATGTAAAAGTAGATTGGTGCAGATGCGACAACTTAAAAAAGAGTGATAAAGTCGGTGAAGTTTATTTCAATAGCAATCGACGAGTTCAACAAATTAAAGTTTAGATTCTATTATTTCGGTCACTCCTTTTACTGAGCATAAATGAATAGCTTTTTCCCAGTCCACATCTATCTCAATATTAGACAGAAATTTCTCGGTCAAGTCATACCAGTTTTCAACTATCAACAGAGGAACTCCCAACTCTTTTAGTTGACGAAAGCATAATTCATTCTCCACAATTGGTACTGTCCTGACAAGTATTGCTTCAAATATTTTAGGCGCTTGTATACCATTTCCTGTTGGACACACCATAAATTTGTAATTAGAAATAGTTTCATAATAATCTCTTGGATCAATCTTTATAAAATCATAGAATCCATATTCTTTGGTTTCATCTACAAATTCACCTAATCTTGTTCTAGAACTCACCACATTATTTGGATTTTTTAAACTTACGCTAAATTTATTCCACTCAGGAATAACCATTAGACTTGTTTTTTCTTTATTAACAGATCGTTTAATAGAATCCTCTGCCTTTTCTAACCCATTTAGAGATATATAACAAGAGATAAGACCCATAGGAAGAGTCAAAAAATTTGGATCATTATTCGCTTCCCAAAAAACAGTGCTAAACTTATCGAATATCTTATTTTTTTGAGTACTTGTTAATTTTGAAGAATGCGTATCTCCTCCCATAACTACCAAAATTCGTTTATCGTCATTTTGCAAATCACTAAACTCTTTGAAACTATTAGTAAGAGCTCTTTCTGGATAGCAATACACCAATTTAGCAGTCTTGGCATTCCCTTTCAAACGTTCTTTAAACAAGATCGAATTAAAGCTATGTATTTCATAATCAAATATTTGAAAAATAGGTGGTAATTTATTTAGATTAATAGATTCGTCTATAATATAACCATTTTTCTTATGTAATATATTCTCTAGTTTGTACTTAAAAGGCTTGTACCTAAAATGTACTACAATATCTGTTAAAATAGGTATGGTGTGATTTTTTACATATTTTTTCATACCCCATTCCCAATTTAGTGGTCCTTTAGAGTTTGATGGTGTCTTCCAGATAATGTATTGTTCTGTTAAATACTCTTCATAGAATTTAGGTACAGGAAAATAAGTTCCTAAAAACGGGTAATCTATTAGTTCAAATGGAATATGCCACCAAAACGAGTATAAATCTATATATTCACCTTTTCGTAATAAAGACATTGACATCCAACTATTTGAGTTTCTAAAAGATATAAACCCCATTTTTTCTAGAAGATGTCTCTTGTTTCTTATATCTTTTACACTAGGTTTAGAAATCATGATGTCTGCATCTGTATCTCCTTTTATCAAATCTTTATCACGAACTGCACCCAGCATTGTTCCACAATCTATATAATATCTGATATTTTGAGAATATAAAAATTGTTTAAGGAGTAATAAATTTTCTTTTTGTATATCATGATTCATAGTTTTTTTACTAAAAAGAGATTTTTTGTCTATTTTTCCGTTTTTAATATACTTTAAAGATAATGGATCGCACTCCATTTTGGAAATATCTGTGTTAAGAGATGAAATTTCCATATAATCTTTTAAGTAATAAATAATATATAAAAATATAACTAGTAATATTAAAGTAAAAGTAAGTTTAAATTTCATTTATTATTATCTTATATAATTTCTAAATATTAAAAACTATTTAGTATAAACATATTAAAGTACTTTTCCACCTAAAATTTTTACAATCTTTTTTACCAGAAGTGTATAATTTCCGCTACAAGATGGTATAAAATATTTAGCGTTCGACATGAAGATAAAGTCATCGTCTGGGTTTTTCCCAAGCCTGAGTTCAACTATGTGACCATTATTTTCAAAATATTTCTTGACTACATCAATGTATTTACAACTTCTAGGAGATAATATATCTTTATGGCTTCCTGCAACAAGTATAATTTTATCAAAATTTTCTTTTGATTTGCTAATTTTATCTTGAATGTTCCTAATTGGGCATGTATAATTATGTAGAAAGTTATATGAATAATTTGTAAGAATTTGTGATAAATTACTTGAATTATATTCAACAACGTCTCCAACTCTAAGGTGTACAATCAAATCTTTATCATTTGGTAAATCATCAGTATTATTGCTTCTCTCTCTAACAATATCTGCTAAAATATTATATTTCTTCTGTCGTTTACTCTTTTTCATATATTCCGATGCTATAGAGTCCGGAAATGTTTTTAAATGATATGTTTCACCAGATTCTACAAATCTATGACATGTAACAACCATATCACCTAATCTATACATTTTATTACCAGAATACAATTGGCATTCTTCTCTTTCAGGTATTTCATCAATTAATGGCTTTACTATAAGTTCCCATTTTTTCGTAGTTATCTTCTCTCTTATTGTAATTATAATAATCAATAATACAAAACATACTCCTAAAAGTATACTAAACGGGTGTTTTTTAACTACCCCAAATACAATGATAAATAATCCTATTAAGGCTGATATATATCTATAATGATATAAGAATTTCATTTATAAAAACCTACTATTAAAAATTTATTCACTTTATTTATAATTGCTACAAAAATACAAATTAATTGTTTTAATAACATACTATATGTGTATACAATCGTATATAATTGTTGTTATGATTTCTGAGGATGACAATAATGAGTTAGAGGTTTATAAAGTTCATCCTCTTTATCTTCAAGATGTTTAGATACATGTTTAATACTCTTAAACACAAAATTATACGAATGTGTTAATTTCCAATTCAATGGATGATATATAACACACCCAAAACATATTATAATATAAGGATAGTATTTTACTTTATCGTAACCTACGAAAGGTAATATTAAAAGCCCTATCAGTAATGCTGATAACAAGGATATTCTCCATATATTATTATAGTAACAAGTGTCATCTACATAACGATAAATCTCTCTAAAACAATTTTCTTTTAATTTTATAGGATTTATACGTAAAATTTTATCATTATCTTTTCCTTCTAACTTAAGACCGAATTTAGCGTCCAGTTTAAATAATTGTACTATTAATATTAAAGAAGCAACTGAGTATAAAAATTTAGTTTTTTCAGGTTTTTTACATATGAAAAATAAGATTAAAAACCCTATTAAATATATAGCACTATCTATCAAGAAAAATTGGTTAATTGTTTTCCTTATACTTGCGCTTGACATTTTATAAATATTTATAAGAATATTTAAATATTGTTATAAATTGTCTTTTTGATAAAATTATGTAAATGAATACTATCAGAATTGTTTATTTATTCTACATACTAACCAGAAAATAAAAGAAGGCATCACCAGAGTTAATAATGTGAATATAATAATGGAATATTCTGTGTATAAAAAAATCAAGATTTTACTATCATGTGATTCCCAAGACCCTTTACCAATATGAAGAGCATATATATTTGAATTATCTTTAACAGAAAGTATATCTAAATTAAGTCCACATGGATGAAAAAGCTCATATGGGTAGTAATCTAAATGATATCTTGATCTATAATCAGAAAAGACACGATTTAAAATGCCTGGTCCGGTTGTGAACATAATAGTCAGATGTTTACCATAATATATTGGAGTTGTTTGGTTTTGTTCCAAATAAATAAAAAGTTTACTCCAAAAAATATGATTAGGTGTTGAATACATTAGAGAATTAGATACCTGAGTGTTGCTATATATTTTATTAGGAGTTTCTACCAAATATATATCATTTTGGTAATTTTTTACTACCTCATCCCACGGTCTTTTACAAAAATAGTCCATATCCGCGTATAGACCACCGTATCTATGCAATATAAAATACCTAACAACGTCACATCTCTGTATTTGGTAAGGATACTTGTCGTACATCTCTTTGTGTTGAGGATAAAACATTTTCACTAAATCTTTACAACGTTTCAAATCCCAACAAACATAAGTCCATGATGGATTTTGAATCAACCAACTATCTCTATATTTTCTTAAACTATCAAATGCTTTCTTAGCTACTTTTTTGTTTGGAATCGTACCAAACCATATCTGATGTATAATTTTACCTTTCATTTTATCTAAATATTTGTCAAAATCGGCAAAATCAAGGTTTTCCATTTTAAAGGTGTCTTTTAAAATGTTTAAGTTGAATATGAAAAATATGGTAGGTTTTTAGATATTCTTTAATCTAAACGGTAAGATATATATAATTAAATAGATGAAAAGGACTTTGTCTGGTGTATCAGATAACACCAGATCTAAAAAACCAAGACTTTGTTGTGGAATTGCGGATGTTGTAAAAGAAAAATCTTCAATAACAGATATGGTTTCAGCAAGTCATTTATATAATTATATGATGAACGATCCTTTGGTTGATTGGTTAAAGCTTACTCATCGTCGCGGAACTCGAAAATCACCAGAATATACACACAATGCTGACGGTTTTACCGAGTTTATTATGAATAGAGGTATCGAGTTTGAAGGTGAACTGATAAAATATATAAATGCTAACAAAATTCCTGTAAAAAGCGTCTCTGAATATATTACAGATGAATCTCTAAAAGAAACAAAAGATCTTATGTTTAAAGGAATTCCACTTATACATTCTGCTCCTGTCAGAAATTATCGAAATGGTACACAAGGTGTTATTGATATTTTAATACGTAGTGATTATTTATCAAAATTAGTAGATGAGACTTCTTTAACCGAAAAAGAGGCTTCTATGTCCGCTAAAACTCTTGGAAAGCCTTATCACTATGTTGTTATAGACATCAAATTCTCTACTCTACCTCTTAGGGCTGACGGTGTACATCTACTAAATTCAGGAAGTTATCCAGCGTATAAAGCACAATGTTTAGTGTATACCGAAGCAGTAGGATTAATCCAAGGTTTTACAGCCCCTCATTCTTTTATTATGGGAAGAAGGTGGAGAATAAATAAAGGAGGTGTTATTGACCACAACGAGACTTGTCTGAACAGATTAGGTAAGATATCATACAATTCTATTGACATTGATTATAAAAGCAGAACCAGAGAAGCAATTAAATGGGTTAGAGAAGTAAAAAAACTAGGACATAAATGGTCTGTAAATCCTCCTTCAAGAATTGAACTTTACCCAAACATGTGTGTTGATTCTGGAAAATGGAATTCTGAAAAGGAAAAGATTGCCGACATAATTGGAGAGATTACAAATATTTGGTATGTTGGTGTGAAACATCGAGATTTTGCTGTAGAAAAAGGTGTTACAAGTTGGAGAGATCCCGAATGTACAACAAAAAAAATGAATATAAACGGAGTTCGAGCAAAAACTATTGATGCTATTTTAGAGATTAATCGTCAGAATAATGATAAAATTAGACCAGCTATTATAAAAAGCAATTTTTCTGATTGGAGACAAGAGTGTAATGAGTTGTACGTAGATTTTGAAACATTGAGCGATATTTTTTCAGAATTTTCTTATCTTCCTAAACAACCAAAAACCGATATGATTTTTATGATAGGAATTGGCTGGTCTGAAGCTGGGCAGTGGAGATATAAAAACTTTACATGTTCCAAAGCAACTCATGAAGAGGAACATAGAATTATGAAAGAATTTATTGACTTTGTTTTGGAACGCGGAAATCCTAAAATACATTATTGGCATGCGGAAAAGACTTTTTGGAACTCTGCCGAAGCAAGACAAGAACTTATATCAAACAGTTGGAATAATAGAAAGTGGACGGATTTATGCAAACTCTTTCAGGAAGAACCAATAGTAATTAAAGATTGTTTTAAATTTGGTTTGAAATCAATAGCCGGAGCTATGAGAAAACACGGAATGATATCTACTCAAAATGAAAGCAAATGCGAGAATGGTGCTACTGCTATGATAAGAGCATGGAAAGCTTATTCTGAAAGCGAAGACCCGAAGAATTCAAACGAAATTAAAGATATTATAAAATACAACGAGTTTGATTGCAAGGTACTTTGGGAAATATTAACTTTTTTACGCAAAAATCATTAATATATTTAAAAAGATTTACAATAATGTAAATCTTTACTTAGAGTAAAATGATAAATATAAAAGATCCAGTAAGATCAGCCTATACTTCAATTCCTATATCTTTTATTATTTTTATAGGAACTATCTACATATTTAGACCTAAATGTTTGCAAATAATAGATAGATATACCGGTAATATTTATATTTCTTGGCAACTTGCAATATCTTATTCAGCTACATTTTCGTTTATAATAGCAATCGCGATACTTATATTACTTTCAAATAATCTGGAAAAAAAAGAGGAGTAAATATATAATTTTCTTTCTATAACAAAGAGTTCAAAAAAAAACACTTATGTGACTCAGATTCGTTTAAGACAATCATTAGATTCATTACCAACATGCGGTAATGAATCTATTTTTATGTTAATTAGGTCTTGCTTGCACTAAATTAAAAATTTACATTGGCTTAAACGGGACGATGTAAGATGAAAAATGAGTGATCCGTTGACTGTTGAAATTAATGAGCTTGATCCAGAAATCATTCCACCTCTTACTAGTAAATTTTCTGATCCCGAATATAATGGTGGTAGTAAGATTGTTGTTGTAGGTAAGCCCGGAACGGGAAAGAGTACTCTTATTGCAGGTCTTTTATATGCTAAGAAACATATTTTTCCTGTTGGAATAGCTATGAGTGGCTCGGAGGATACAAATCATGCGTTTGCTGAAATTATGCCTAGTACTTTTGTTTATAACGATTACAATGAAGAAAAAATAAAGGATTTTGTCAAAAGACAAAAGCTTGCGTGTCAACATCTCGAAAATCCATGGGGAGTTATGGTTCTTGATGATTGCACTGACGATCCAAGAGTATTTAACAAACCACTTCAGAATGCATTGTTTAAGAAGGGTCGTCACTGGAAGATGTTTTACATTCTTTCTTTACAGTACGCTATGGATATCAAGCCTGCTATCAGAACAAATATTGACGGTATTTTTATTCTTCGAGAACCGATTGAGTCCAACAGAGAAAAAATCTATCGCAATTACGCATCGATTATTCCAACATATGAACTCTTCTGTGATCTTATGGAACAATTAACAGAAGATTATCATGCTATTTATATCCACAATGCAACTCGTAGTAACAGGTGGCAAGATTGCGTATTTTATTGGAAAGCTCCTCGTGTTCCAAAGGGTTGGAAGTTTGGGTGCCCCGAGTATTGGGAATTTCATGAGTCCAGATATAACACCGAGTATACAGATCCAATTACTTTTTAATATAATTATTTTTATCTCCAAAAACAAGTCTCCTTACATTAAGTACCTCAAGATTAATTCTTTCGGCCTCAGCGTACTTACCTTGATCCCAAAGAGATCGCGCCAGTTTGTGTAAGTTAGTTTCAACTTTCATCTGTTCTGTCACTATCTTTTTTTTAAAAGCTAGTTTCACACGAAGAATAGCATTTTGCAATATCATGCTAAAAACTGGAATGCGTAAGCGTAATGGTTTAGTAAGAAAATTTTTAACACGTTTTGTCAATAATTTATAAGAAGGTTGGTTATCACTTTTGCATTTACAATCAAGTAAACAATCACACTTTTTAGTTTTTATACTCAGATTACGATTAGATAAATTATGGGTTAGATTATTTTTTTCTAGTTGTTCCTCTTGTAATTTTTTCCTAAAAGTAAACAAAGAAAATAACATAAAAGCTCCTGCACCCAAGCTGATTCCCACAATCAGCATTGTATCATAGTTAAAAAAGTTTTGAAACAAAGACATTTAGATTAAGAAAGGATTTAGTTTAAAAACATATTTTAATTACGACCAATTAAAATATAACATTGTGCGTTTTAAAATTAATTTCGAGTTATTCTTTCAAGTTTTTAAGAAAAAATGAAAATGAACAGACTAAGAACTCTTTTTTTTCCATCAGGAAAAGTTCATACTAAATATACAAGTTATATTGGATGGTCTTTTGCTTCAAATGTACTGGTATCAGCTGAAAGCGCAATGGCAACACACAGTATGTTACATTCGATCAGTTGTGACACTGAAACTATTCGTACTTTAAATTATATAGGTAAAGATGTTATAGGGCAACTGGGATGTCTAGCTTATATTGCTAAAACTGGAAAAGAAGCAGATAAGGACCCAAAACGTTTTCTCTTTTATTCAAATTTTGCTCAGCAACTAGCATATATCTCTGTGTGCGCAACTCCTATGTCACCTGAATATTTTCTTCCGATTGCAGGGTTTTCAAATATTTTTAGCAATGTATCTTTTATAGGTTTTGGTGCAATTAACGCAAAGTGTATTCAAAAATTAGCAATAGATGGGAATGTCGGAGAACTATATGCAAAGATATCTGTTTTTAATACTATTGGTAGCAGTCTTGGTCTCATGATTGGACTAGGTATTGTCGCTGTTATACCTGATCATTCTACAAGGTTATGTCTTATTCCAATTTTTGCATTTTGTAGAATAGCTGCTTTTAATAGAGCAGTCAACGGACTAATTTAGTAAACAACCTAATTATTATTTACATTTTTAAAATTAAATTATTAACTATATTTTGTTTTATAAAACAAAAATGTCAGATGACTTTCCTCGTACTGATTTTCAGATTGAACTTTTTTCAGAAACAAAAATTACCGGAAACAATAAACAATTAAAATGCTCTGCATCACTTATATACACAGGAAAAAATCGTGATTTTCTTATTTATATTAAAAGTATTACAAAATTGAAAATAAAACCACTTGCAACAAACATAGAATTAGCAGTTGTGAATATAACTTTTTATTCAAATTCTATTCAATTAGATGATTTTAAATATCTAGATAGTAAAAGATCTCAAAAAATAATTACATCTACAGATAAAGATATATATAATGGATATTTATATGGATTTTATAACTATATTACCAGAGAAAACTTAGATACAACCCGATTTGAGTTTTTGAAAAAAGTAAAAGGTATATCTTATGGTATGTTATTATGTTGTATATGCAACGCTTTGAAATTAGGTTTTATAACTTCTTCGTCTAATATTGCATTAGACGCAGCCGGAGTAATATCTGGAATGAATGAAAAAGAAAGTCTAACTAGTCTTGTAGAATACTATAAAAAAATCGGATTTTCTGAAATGTTTCCCCAGTTGCATGAATATAATATAGATAATGAAGTAGTTCCCATGATTGGAAAAGTAGAAACTCTCATCTCAAACTGTACATTTGACAACTTATCAAAAGAGCTTCTTGACATTTTACCTGTTAGAATGTGTAAAAACATATGTAATAAAGAGAATAAAAAAGTTTTAAAGTCAATTAGAAAAAGTTTAATTGGGAAAGATATATTATCTGAATATAAAGATACAAAAATACCGATAGAAATTTTAGAAGAAAAATTAGATAATTTGAAAAAAATAAATAAAGGATTTGAAAAAGTAAATCTTGAAGATTTTGCTTTAATGTGTGATGAAAAGGCTGAGTAGACACATTTTTTACAAAATATTTACACTGAAGACATTTGTCTTCGTTCAAACTCGGGAAGAGATTGATCTTGATCTGTCGATACAACCGGAGCTGATTCTGAACGATCAATTTTTAATTGATTGAGCGCAATATGAAGAAACTGCTTCACTGACTTCGCGAGTTGCATTAATCATCTCTCCTATTTATTAAATCGCGTCTTAAAGTAACTAGAAAAGATAATTCTTTATTGTAAAATAAAGAATTGAATGACATTTTATCATTCTGGGTCACTGTCATCAGATTCAGAAACGTTTGTTTCTTTATCTAATAGCTCTTTCGATTTGATATAAATAGAAATTTTACCCAAGCTTCCGACGCTTGACCTAAAAAGTAGAGGTAGTTCATTTGTTCCTGGAAAAATTTGCATTGTTGATCCAAGCCCAGCAATCTTATTAATCCTAGTAAACTGGTCAGTTGTGAAAGTTGCATCATAAGAGTTTATATTTACATCTGCAGCTTCTTCATCGTCAGAATCGTCACTTTCTCCAAGACGTACCTTACGTTTCAAAATTCCATCAGCGTCTGCAATAAAATCAATATGAAATCCTTTTGACTTAACACGAATATTAGTGCTTCCAATACTACTAAGCTCTTTGCACATTTTCTGAAAGTCAGGAGAAGGAACAATAACTGGTTTTCCATATCCAAGAGGAACATCAGCATCAACATTTTGAATATTTTGAATCTTGATACCAGACGTTGTTACTCGTGTATTCTCCTTTGGAATAGTCTTTATTCCCAGTTCATTTGGTACATCAGAACTTATGAACAGCTGTAAACTATCTTTTTTCTTGATGGATTTCAACATCTTATGAAAATGATTGAGATTCAGACCTAAACAGAACTTTTCTTCCGATTTAAATTTATAAAGAGAAAAATTTTCTGCTTGTAGACACATGTCTACTAAAGTTCTTCTAGGCTGATCAAACATTCGGAGTGTGATTCCATCATCTGTCACATCAAAACATCCATGTTTTAGGTTATTTGTCAAAAGTTCTGCTAGAATTTTGATCTGATAAGCTTCACCAGTCTTACACTTAAACGTTATGGGCATTTTGAAAGTAAATTTTACAACTTTAAGTTATATTAGTAAAAAATAATATATTTTCAAATTTATGTATTAAAAATAATTAAAGGTTTAAAAGCTACTTAAAGATTTGTAATATATTATAAAATGACTGATTTAATAAACTCAATTGATATGAACTTATCTTTTAACGAAAATAATATCAGAGTATTAGGTACATCTGAAAATCCAATGTTTGTAGTTAAAGATATATGTAAAATATTAGGTTTGAGTAATGTAACCGAGGTGTTAAGAAATATTCCTGATAAATGGAAGTGTTCAGTGAAACTGAATACTTCTACTCAAGGTCTACAAACTTCAAATGTTGTTAATGAAGCAGGTTTATACAAAATTATTATGCGCTCTAATAAATTAATATCACAACCCTTTCAAGAATTTGTTTGTGAAGAGATATTACCATCTATTAGAAAGACAGGAGAATATAAGTATCAAAAGATATTAGATGAAAAGAATAAATTAGAAGAAGAAAATAAGATTATAAAACAAGAGAAAGAACAAGCTATAAGTACATCTAAAAAACAATTAGAAGAAAGTCAAGAAGAGGTTAAAAAATTAAGAAAAAAATATGTAAAACAACCAAAAGAAGTGCTTGATCAAAAGAATGTAGTGTATCTTATGACTTCAGAAGAGAGTGAAAAAGTTGGTGAATATAATGTAGGAAAAACACTAGATTTATCCAAGAGAAAAGAGTCTTACAATCATAATAAGTTACATAATTTCAAAGTGATATATTATATATCTTGCAAAAACTCAAAATTGATGGATATACTAGAAAGCGTCATTTTAACGAAACTTGAAAAATATAGATGTAAAGCTGGCAGAGATGTATTTTTATTACCTACAGAAGATATCACAGTGTTTACAAATATATTTGACGAGTGTTCAAAGTTTTATGAAGGTATTGATAATCCTATATATCCTAAAAGAACCATACAAGAAGATAAAGAGAAACAAAAAGAAAGAAATATAAAATACCAAGAAGAACATAAGGAGGAAATTAAAGAAAAAATGCATGAGTATTATGAAGATAATAAAGACATATTGTCTGATATTAAAAAAGAATATTATGAAAAAAATGCTGATGTTATAAGTAAAAAACACAAAGAATATTATCAAGATAATAAAGAAGCCGTAATAGAAAAAGTTATGGAATATTATGAAGAGAACAAAGAGAGTATATTAGAAGATAGAAAGGGTTTTTATAAAGACAATAAAGAGCATATTTTAGAAGAAAGAAAGGCTTATTATGAAGAGAATTATAAAACCAAGATAGTAGCTCAAAGATCAAAAAAAGAAACATGTGAATGCGGTATGATAGTTACTCATTATTGTATGAAAAAACATAAAAGTTCTGATAGACATAAAAAAATAATGGAAAAAATACAAAGTATTATGTGAGTTATTTTTAAGGTTCAGAGTGAATAGAAACATTTTTTTCTATTCACAATCATTAACTCGTACTAAAACCGTTCTAGGTTATTCAAAAATCCGTATGATGATCTCATCTTTATTCAGATTATAGCTCTGTAATAATTTTAATCTAATAATTTTACACTTGAACGTTATGAGCTTACTTTGATGCTTTTACACCTGTAAATTCACCTAAGTCTTCAACACTTCTACCTTTTATTTCTTTATCAACTAGCACACCATTCATGTACAAAGCATAATGAGGAAATCCTTTAAAGTCTGGTATAATAGTTTCAATTCTTTCACCAAGGTTTTTCTCCGATTGCCTATCTCCATCTACATGTATAGTTGCGCAAAAAACTTGGTTACTATTAGTTTTATCTGCATAATCTTGAAATGCTTGTTTAGATATTTTACAAAAATGACACCATGAAGCTTGAATCATAACCACAATAGGGATTTTTTTATGTCGAAGTATTTCATTAGATAATTGACCGTTGTTGTCGAAATCTTTATTCTCCAGATACCCAATTTTCTTGTTAAATGTAATATCATCCATTTGGTTTTTACCATTTAACAAGATTCTCTTTTTTAAATATCTCATCATAAATATTTACTTAGATTAAAATGGTGAACGTAATTGTCAATAATATAAATGGTGTCTATGTGGGAACAGTTGAGTTATATATTTACGATCTTGATACTCAAAAGAGCGCGATTACTCGTTTGGCATCAGAAATGAAAACAATACCTAGATATTTATACTTTCCGGAAGGAGTGCCATCTTTAGAACAACTAACTAAAGAAGATTCAATAACTGTTGAAGACTTATTAGAACCTATTATATCTATTGTTAAAGATTTGGACTTTGTAACTCTCGCAAATAGCATAAAAGGAAAACTTGATCAACAAAATCTTGATTTACGAGATGATGTACTTTTGCCTTTTGTGGCGTACGATTCATCTATAGCGTTAGATCCACGCAGTCTATTACATACTTTAAGCAATGCAATAGAAAGCGCAAACTTATTTGAAGTAGAATCGGTTGAGATATTATTAAAAGATCTTCGAAATTTTTGGGATAATAATCGAGAAGAAACAACCAAACGTTTTACAAAAAAAATACAAGGTGTTCAAAAAGAGTCATACGAACAGAAAAAGAGATATGAAGATTTTGACAAAGTAAGTAACAAAATTCGATATACTACTTTTGAACAAGAGAGTGTTACATTTGAATTTTCTCTTGACTTAATTGATATTACTATTATGGAAATTTTTAATCACGTAAGGCTTAACTCAAGCGTTCCTTTTGCTACTATAGATAATTTTTTCAAGATATTTAATGATTTTAACCCACCAGAGGATTGGGGGGAAGAAGATCCTATAAAAAATGGTATAATTTTTAAAGTTCTACAGAAAAAGATTCAGAATAGGTCAAAAGATAAAGATTATGCAACTGTTTTTTTGGAAATTGATAGAGAACAAGGAAAAGAAAACGCAATTGTTGAGATGTCTTTACTAACTTTTGGTAATTTTTTACAACGTGACGAAATGATTAAACGTTTTTTGACCAGTATTTACGGTTTAGGTGATATTGATGTAAAAAATATTGCAGAAAAATCTATAAAAGGTTCTTTCTATTTTCCAAATCATAGTCTTAATAAGTATGTTTTCGCAGATCTTTTAATGAATAACGAACTGTTTTCTTCTATGATGTCGATAGATGAAAGAGAAAAGGTAACAAAGAAAAAAGAAAGTATATATATACATTTTTATAATTCTAGAATAGGTAAATTAACAGCAAATATTACTGAGAAGATATCTAGAAGAAACGATTCTGATCTACGTGGAAAGGACGTCAATGGAGAGTTTAAATTTGGTTCTACATATATTCGTGTAAAAATAGTAACAGCTGAAAACATACAAGCAGTTCTTATATTCCAAGATCTCTTTTCTAAACTTTTGGCAATATACGATCAAGAATATCCTCAAATAATTGCGTTTTACGAAAAATATACTCCTATTACTACGACTATTACTGAAAAGGAAAAAGATAAAGTACAACCTACAGTAAAAACTCGTCTTAAAGATATAGCACCAGAAGTCTTTGTTTCCGGATACTCGCAGAAATGTGGTGTTCCTCCAAATATTATAGAAGATAATGATGATGAAGCTCTTGAAGAAGCTAGAAAAAAGGGACTACAAATAATGAGATATCCAAAAGATGATGATGAACAAAAAGATGATAAACTTTTCCCTTCGCGAAATTATGTGTGTAATAATCCTAAAGATCCTAAAGCTATATTTCCAGGTTTGCATGAAAATTTTTTTGAAAAAAATAAAGATATGGTTAGATATCTACCATGTTGCTTTAAGAAAAATAACAATGATTTTTTTCGTCAATATTTTTACGGAGAAGAGCCATCAGATAAGACCGTTACAAATCAACAGGACTTGTTAACTAGTAAAAAGTTTGCGGCTGCTGACAGATACGGTACTCTTCCTGCTAATTTGAACAAAATGTTTGATATTTTTGATTATGATGAAGATTACATTTATGTAAGAAAAGGAGTTAACTATTCAAAGAGTGCAAAGAGTTCTTTTTTAGAATGTGTAATGGAAGGTATGTATAAAGAAACAGGAATATTAAATTCTACAGATAGAGAAGCTTTTCTTGCTGAGAAAAGACATGCTTTAGCAACTGACGCTAATGCCGCTGCGTGCAGTCAAGAAATGTATGATTACACTTTATCGGAAATAATTAATATTATACAAGATTCCAGTATATATATGGAACCGTCTTTATTCAGTTCTTTACTAGAACAACATTTTAATTGTAATATTTTTGTTTTTAGTAGGTCAGATAATGATACAAATCTCATTATTCCAAGACACATACATGCATATTATAAAAATAAACGAGAAAATGCCAAATGTATTCTTATTTATGAGCATAAAGGAAGTTCTGCTGATAAAGAAAAAGGAACACGTTGTGAACTTATTGTAAAATGGGAGAAAAGAGATAAAGACAATGTGTCTTACTATTATCCTTATACATCAAAAGTTTCAAAAGGTGTTAGAAATGTTTATATGAGTATGATAAAATCATATGCACTTAAAGATGAAATAGTAGAATCATCTATTCCAAAAATAATAAACACAAAGAAAGTCAAGTTTTTAGAGCAAGGATTAGATTCTTACGGTAAGTGTCGAATGTTACGATTTAGTATCGACAGTAGTAATGTGACAATTCTTACCGATCCATTACAACCATTTGTTATTTCAGCAGCTATAAACTGGGTTGCTACAAAGACAACAAAAGAAACTGCTATAAAATTAGCAAATGCTATTGGAATTCAATTTTCAAGCCAATGTATTAAAGGAGGTGTTCTAAAGGAGATTTACGGAAAATTCGGTGATGTAAATATAACAATTCCGGTCGTTGATACGGATAAAATGAATCTTCCTGAAGATAATGACAGGATAATTGTTCAGAAGGACAATTCTTCTTCTCTAAGTAATTACAATGAATACAAAAAATTAAGTCGTTATATTGTAGAATATATGTTATGGTTATTCTCTAAATATCTTAATGAAGATTCTGAGACACCAAGCGCAGAAACAATTGATAGTTTTGTAAAAAATAAATTACAGATTATTCCAGATTTTAAGTACGGAAAGGTAAAAACAATATTTAGCGAAACTAGTGGTGTCATGAAACAAGGAAAATTGATAGTCAAGTCAGAAGAAACTCTTAAGAGACTTGTTTATACTCTCAGATTATCATTACGTCGTTTCAGAGAAAAAATAGAAAAGTATCACGAGAGTAAAACCATTGAGAATTTCTATTTGGATATTAGTGATTTTGATCAATATCCTAGACAAGTCATACTATATGGTAAAGATTCAATAGATAAGTGGAACAACGAAAAAAATAACAAACATATTATTTATGATTCTGTTCAACTTGATCTTAATGTTCCTTATTTTTTCAAAAACGCAAAGGTAACGTCAGGCACTGTTTTTTTGGCTCAAAACACTAATACTTTGCAAAAAGCAATGGAAATTGGAGAGACGTGGGTAAAATCTGGATTTAATATTGATGGTGAAGCGAATGGAGATAAAGATGTATCGTTTCAATTTAAATTATATAGATACATCAATTCCAATGACATTGTTTTATATAATGTTGAAGGGGACGCAAACTCTTTTAAAATTAGAGTTTTAGGGTGGAAATACAAAGGAAAATCTTCTTTTGCAGTCTTACTACCGCTTTAGAAGGTTTTTCAAAAGATTATATATTTATTTTAAAATAAAAGTCTTATTGCTTTTATTTTTTTGTGTAATTAAAAAGTTCGGAGGAGGAGCAAAATAAAAAAGATAATCCAAAGGAAATTTTTTAGAAAACAAAAAAGTAAAATATTTTCCTCCTCTTCCGACGAACTTTTTGAAAATCTCGAGGAGATCCGCAAAAAAAGATTTTTTTCGGCGAGATGGTTTTTAAAAAGAGTCTTACACACACACATTTCAAAAATTTTTGAAAAAGTGACTTTAATCAGAAAATAGTGACTATTTTCAATTTTTTACACCATTTTTTGGACAATTTAGGACAATTTTAATTTTATCAGAGAAAAGTGACGTTTTATCATAAATAAAAATGTATTTTTCATTTAAAAATAAATGAATAAAATAAAAAGCAAATGGAACAATGTCAGTTTTGTAATAATATGTTTGGAAATACTCAAATGCTAAAACAGCACCAGAAAAAAACCAAATATTGTCTAAAAATCCAAGAAGCTCAAGCTCAAGCTAAAAAAGTTGAAACAACTAGTGAATTAACTTGTAAGTTTTGTAAAAAGCAGTTCAAAACAAAATATATACTTGATAGTCATCAAAAACAAGCAAAATATTGTCTAAAAATACAAGAATCTCAAAATTCTAAAGCAATTATAGTATCTTTAGTCACATGTAAATTTTGTGATAAAAACTTTTCATCTAGGAGTTTTAACAGGCATGATTTGACATGTAAAAAGAAAAATCAATTTCTTCTTAGTGAGAAAGATCAAGAAATTGCAAAGATGAAAATTGACAAAGAAAAAGATGAGAAAGAAATATATAAAAATCTTGCAGAACGTGTACAGACTGTATTTGAAGAGATAGCCAAACGACCGACTTATCAGAAAAATAGCACACGAAATATTCAGAACAATCTGATGATTTCAAATCTTACTCCTCTTGATTTATCTCAGGCTCGTGTTGACAGTATAATAGATGAAAAATATACAAAGAATGATTTCTATGAAGGTCAGAAAGGAGCAGCTCATGTAATTCATAAACATATTCTCACAGATGATTCAGGAAAATCACAGATCGTGTGTACTGACACAGAACGTGGTACATTTCATCACAAAGATCTTAACGGTGAACACGTTGTTGATTATAAGAATGTTCATTTGATAGATAGAGTACATTTACCTCTTAAGATAAAAGCAAGTAAGTTTGCATCAGAAGAATGTGTCAAAAATCCAACTGCTTATAAAGATATTGTTATGAATGAGAGTTCTATCAGAGAACTAGAAATAAAACCTGGTTTGTTCAATAGAACAATGGCACAACTTACAGGAAAAAACTGTGCAAAACCATTATTAGTAAAATCAGAAACAAATATTGATTTAGCTATCACGGAAGAGTGGTTAATAGAAAACGCAAAGTTCTTGACGATAGAACATATATTAAGAGGACCGGAAGGATATGCGGATTACGCTTTATCTTATCCTTTAAATGATCGGCTTATCGAAGAAGAAGATTATTCAAATACTACATTTGTAAAGTATAAGGATAGAAAAGGTGATATAATAACAGATTATGGTGGAAAGATGTTGTTAAAGATGTTATTGGAATCAATAAGAGAAAGAACACATGAGTTAATAGAATCTAATGATAATCTAAAAATTGAGTGTTCGGATATAGAAGATTCTACTTTTCAGGATGAATTCATAAATATTTTGATGAGCAATATATAGACAAAAGAGTTAAATCATAAAAATGAAATTGATATTAAAAAGAACAGTTTTTAATATTAAATAAACATGCCACCAAAAGCTGTTATTGACAAGAAACGTTATCAAAAGAAAGATCAAATTGAGCATATTCTTTTGCGACCGGATATGTATGTTGGTTCGACGCGTTTACGTAGTATAACTGAATTTGTAGCAGAACAAAAACAGTGTGAATGGCGAATTTATCAAAAAGAAATTTCTACATCTCCCGCTATTTTACGTATTTTTATTGAAGCATTATCAAATGCTATCGATAATGTTGAAAGAAGCCGTAAAACAAAAACACCATGTACTATGATTAAAGTATCTATCAATTCTATTACCGGAGAAACTTCTATCTGGAATGACGGAGATGTTGTACCTATCGAAAAAGACATAGAACAAGATTGTTACAATCATAGTATGATATTTGGGCAACTTTTAACGGGTTCAAATTATGAAGATGAGGAAGAAAGAATTGTATCAGGTCGTAATGGTCTTGGTATCAAGTTAACCAATGTTTTTTCAACAAAATTTACAGTAAAAGGTTTTGATCCCAAAGAAAAGAAAACACTTTCTCAAACATGGACTAGAAATATGAGAGATACATCTGGACCAGAAATTACTAAAGAAACACAAATTTCTAAAGGTTATACAGAAGTATCTTGGACTCCTGATTTTGAACAGTTTGCTCTTAAGAAAGGTTATACAGAAGATATAATTCGTTTGTATTCTAGGTACATTATTGACGCATCTATGTTGTCTAAGGTACAAGTATATTTTAATGACGAACTTATTCCGATAAAAACACTTACTCAATACTCTGCCCTTTATGATACACCAACAGACGAGTCTCTTCTTATTAAAACAAAAGATGCAGAAGTTTTGATTAATCCATCAAAAGAATATCAAACAATTTCTTTTGTTAATGGTGTATACACTCGTTTAGGAGGACAGCATGTAGACTCTTGGGCAGAAGCATTATTTAGACCAATTGTAGACAAATTTAACGGAAACAGTGCAAAGAGTAAAACACCTAAAATTAATATTACTGATGTTCGTCAGTTTTTTAGGTTGTTTGTAGTATCTACAGTCATTAGACCTGAGTTTGATGGACAAGACAAGAATAAGTTAGAATCTCCTGCTGTAGAAGCTGTAGTTAAGAAAACACATATTGCCGAAATTTGCAAATGGTCGATTATGGATAATATTGAACAGATAATTATGGCAAAAGAAATGGTAGTACTTAAAAAGATTGAAAAAGTTTCTAAAAAGACAAAAATTGAAGGATACGACCGAGCAAACAAGTCAGGTACTAAAGACAGTATACATTGTACTCTTTTTATTACAGAGGGACTTTCAGCAAAAACATACGTTGTTGCAGGAATTGAGGAAGGTCTGTACGGAAAATCAGGCCGTGATTGGAATGGTATTTTACCAGTACGAGGAAAGTTGCTTAATGTGCGAGATAAGCCAGTAGCAACTATTTCTGCAAACAAGGTTATTTGTTCATTGATACATGCTCTTGAGTTGAAACTAGGTGTAGATTACAAAGATGAAAGCAATTTTAAGAAACTTGCATATGGGAGAGTATCAGTAGTTGCAGATGCAGATGTTGATGGGACCCATATATGTTCTTTAATCTTAAACTTCTTCCATTCTCTCTATCCTACTCTTTTGCAGAGAAATCAACCCTTTATATTTAGTATGCAAACACCAATCGCTCGTGTAATCAAAAAGACTGGTGATTTATTATTTTATGATGAACGCAGATTTCATAAGTTTCTCGGTGAACAAACTACTAAATTGAATGTCAAGTATTATAAGGGACTTGGTACTACAAAAGCTGAAGATGTTCCAGATACTTTTGGGTTGAAGATGGTAGAATTTGTCAATGACGACCAATCTTTAGCTAGTATGGTGAAAGCTTTTCACAAGAAAAGTGCCGATGCTAGAAAAATTTGGCTGGAACAATATAATCCTGAAGCGTACACTTTCTCTCTTGATGATCAAGGAAAGACAACTTCAATGAGTATTACAAATTTTATAAATGGAGAACTTATTAAATTCTCACACGCTGATTGTGCTAGAAGCATTCCAAATGGAATTGATGGTTTGAAAGAATCACAACGAAAAATTCTATATGCTGTAAAGAAAAGAAATTTGAAGTACTCTGCAAAATCTCTTAAGGTAGCACAGCTAGCTGGTTATACAGCTGAACATTCAGATTATCATCATGGAGAGAATAATCTGCTTGAAACTATTATTGGTATGGCACAAGAATTTCCAGGTTCAAATAATATACCTCTTTTGTATCGTGACGGTATGTTCGGGACTAGGCTCGAAGGTGGGTCTGATTCGGCAAATGGTAGGTATATTTTTACAAAGATGGATGCACTAACAGAACTTATTTTTAGAGAAGAAGACGAAGATATTTTAACATATGTGCGAGATGACGGTGGTAATTTTATTGAGCCAGAATTTTATGTTCCTATTATTCCAATGATGTTGATTAATGGATGTTCAGCTGGGATAGGAACAGGTTTCTCGTGTAAAGTGCCTTTGTACAATCCTCTTGATATGGTAGAAGCTATTAAAATTTACTTAGAAAATGATGGTGAAGTTTTAGTGTCTGATCCTGATGATCCAACAAATATTGTTAGCATGTTTCCTGAATTCACACCTTGGTATCGTGGATTTATAGGAGAGATAGAAAAGAATGCTGAAAATAGGTTTATTTCATATGGAATTGTCGAGGAAGGAAAGAAGGGTGCTATTGAAGTTAAAGAATTACCAGTTTCTATGTGGACTTCTAATTTTGCAGAATTTTGCGAAGATTTGAAATCTGAGAAAAAACTCAAGTCTGTATCGAATTATTCGTCTACAAAGAATGTCCATTTTGTACTCACGGAAGGAGATGATTTCCGATGCGATTTGGACAGTTTAAAACTACACAGCTATCTTTACACATCCAATATGGTCATGTTCAATGAAAAACTACAGATAAAGAAACACGACACTGTAGACTCAATTTTAGACAATTTTTGCAGAGTTAGATTTGACTATTATGTAAAGAGAAAAAGACATCAGCTTGATGCATTAGAAAAAGAGATTAGATATCTTGGAAATAAAGAGCGTTTTGTATCAGAAGTTGTAAGTAAGACTATAAATATTATGAATGAAAATGAAAGTGACATTATTGATGACTTAAAAAAGAGAGGCTATGATGAAGACCCAAAAAAGACTGAAGGCGAAGGAGGATACGATTATCTTCTTCGAATGCAAGTTAGAACCTTTACTGCCGATAAGATAAAACAACTTAATAATGATATTGCCTCTTTGAAAGAAAAATTGGAGGGATTAAGGTCTAAGAGTGAAAAAAATATATGGACTGAAGAACTTGAACAGTTTCAAAATGCTTATAAGAGGTGGCTTCAAGAAATTGAACAAGAAGAAGCAGTTGCTAAAAAACGTCGGGCAACAAAAAACAAAAAATAAAAGTGAAATAATCAACTAGAATATATTATTTTTATCAGTAAAAGAAAATGTTAACTTTGAAAGAATGCCAAGACTTGGCTATTAGTAAAGGAGGTGAATGTTTATCAAAAGAATATATTAACGTTAAAACTAATATGCAATGGAAATGTAAAGAAAAGCATACTTGGCCTGCTACTTTCAAAAATATTAAAAAAGGCACTTGGTGTCCTACTTGTGCAGGAAAAGCTAAATTAACTTTAGAAGAATGCCAAGAATTAGCTATTAGCAGAGATGGTAAATGTTTATCAACAGAATATATTAACGCTCTTATTTCTATGGAATGGAAATGTAATGAAGGTCATACTTGGTTAGCTAACTTTAAG